GGAGCGTTTTGCTAACAGTTGGATACTGTTAGATGCTGTTAAGCGTTTAATTTGTATCTTTCTCCACTTATATTTTATTTTAGAGAATAGTTATGGCTCAAACCGACAATGAAAAACCAGTCCTTATGGACCGACAATCTTTTAACGATTTAGCTTTGGCTATTGCTGTTGCTGTTACCAGCAATACAACACAAGCCGAGACTTACTATACGTTTTATTCATCTCGATATAATGCATTTATTGCATCACATAAGAGTGTTATGACGCCTAGTTATTTCGACGCTCTCTATTTTATAAGTGAAGAGTTAAAACCATATAACAGTTAATATTTATGTTATTTGGTCTGTTTCTTACTATGAGGTACTATTATGTCAAATCGTAATTATGTGATCTCTAGGCCAGATTATTATGAGGCTCTTGAAGCTTCTTTTGTGTCTGGTGATCACGTAACCCCTTATCCATATAATATTGTTAAAAGATATTGGATAAAAGATAGCTATTTTTTAGCTAATGGGGCTGGACCCTTTTATGGTAATATGGGATTAGGCAAACTTTTGTCTGTTCCTCCCTCCGTAAAAGATAATGTCCAGATTTCTAACCTTCTAAAGATCAATGACAGATTGAGAGATTCTTCTTTCAATGCGTCTGTTGCGCTCGCTGAAGGTCAAGATACGATTCGTCTCCTTGGTAACACCATCCAGCGGGTTTCTATGTCCGTAGGTGAGTTACGTAGAGGAAATGTAATACGAGCTGCTAAACATCTGGGTATAAATTTAACCCCAGATCATCATCGTCGTGTAGTAAAAGCCAATCTGCGTGACAAGGCTAAAGGGATATTAAAAAACCCTTCTAAGTCAGCGTCACAATCATGGCTCGAGCTGCAGTTCGGATGGCTCCCTCTGTTATCAGATATTGATACAGGTGCGGAAGCATTAGCAAATATCCAATTTAAACCTCGCACATTAACCGCTAGAGCTAGTAATCGCTCTGGTGGACAACCGTCTCTTTCAGGTTTTAATTCTGAGGAGAGATATACAGTTGGTTATGCGAGCTGGATAACTCGAACGAACTATCAAAGCGGGTTAGTTGTAGGCGTTGAGTCCCCTATCAATAACATTGGTAGACTCGGGCTTGATACGCCCTACACCGCGTTGTGGAACGTTGTACCCTGGTCTTTCTTGCTTGATTATGTCATCCCTATTGGGGACTACCTCAATGCAAAAGAGGCCATCAATAAGATTGATGCCTTATCCTATGTAAAATGGGAGAAAGAAACCAATCACATGAGAGGCGTTTGGTCTCCTTCATTCGCGGAGAAAGCTACACCTGCTGTTTATAGCAAAGTAGCTTTTAACCGGTCTGTATTAGAGCCAAATCAACTAAAGAATGTTCCTCTGCCGAGTATAAAACCTCTTAAGAGTATATTCTCAACCACTCATGTATTGAATAGTATTGCATTACTTCGTGGTGCTTTTAAATAGCATCTTTCTTTCACTCTTTGGAGTATATTCACTATGTCAGCCATTGCTAACTTAGTTATAAATGACGGTGCGACTACACCTGTAGCCCACACACTTAACCCCATCACTTCTGGAACTAATTCGTTCTATAGAGACACCGTAACTAACGTACCCATTCATGGGCAGATTGGTCTACGGCTTATGTCTAAGTCGGATAATGGTTCAGGTTTGAATAAGGTTAAGCTCATCATTGATGTTCCGTCCCTTGAAGTAATCACAGGAACGAGTACCCAAAGTGGTTATCAAGCGGCCCCAAAAGTGGCATATTCAAACAAAGTCATTGTTGACTTCATTTTGCCCTCGCGAGGAACGCTGCAGAACCGAAAAGATGTACTTGCCCTTCTTAAGAATGCTCTTGCGAACATTCAGATAGAAGAGTCTGTTACAATCCTAGCTCCGCCGTATTAGTAGCGGTTTTAGCTAAATCCTTTAGCTAATATAGTTCTTGACCTTATCCATATAGGAACCACATATGTTATATAAACAACGGGAAACATTCTATGATAAATATTCAAAAACTACATCACGTGATATTGATCACTTACTTTATACTTATTTTACTAGTATTTCAAGTAATGTTGACGCAATATGTGTTGACGGAGGTTATTTTGCTCCACAAGCGTTTGAATACGGAGAAACTTCCACGATCAAAGAAACCCGAGCTGAACGGCAACGATTTGCTTTATTTAGCAAAAACGTGTCATATGGCTCAGAATCTGAGAAAGCGGAATCCGCGTGGACAGCATTTTGTGAGGCTGAACTCAACTGTAAACGAATTAACGACACTTACCGAGCAAATGCTTCCAGCTTTGGAGCTGGATTCGAGGAGGAATTATTCCTTGTTCGAAGAAAAATAGCAGATGTCTTAGGTGATGTGCCCTCTTTATCGTCTTTGCAGTTGGGCTTCGGGCCAGGTGCTAATACTACCGTAAAAAAGAATACATCTATATTAAGAAAATTAGATGAAAATCCTACATGTAGCAAGAGCTTCACAAGTTTACTTTCTGACTTGTGGACCACCATTCCATTGTACGCTTTTCTCCATAATGGTAGATCACGTATATCACATGGTGAGTTAACTTTTGTGCCAAAGGATAGTACGAAACATCGATCAATAATTATTGAGCCTCTCCTAAATACATTTGTTCAAAAAGGAGTTGGCAAGTTCTTGAAAAAAAGAATAAGAACTTTCGGGATTGATCTTACTGATCAGTCCATCAATCGGAATCGCGCTCGTGTAGCCAGTAAAACAGGCTCACACGCGACCGTTGATTTGTCTAGTGCTTCCGATAACATAAGCTATGCAGTGGTTTTAGATCTTCTTCCCTATCCATGGGTTGATTTTTTAGACAAACTACGTACATCGTACATTCTCTGTAAGGAAAGGAAAGTTTCTTTTTCCCTGGAGAAGTACTCTACAATGGGCAATGGCTTTACTTTTGAACTCCAATCTTTGTTGTTCTTTAGCTTAGCACATGCTGCTTGTGTTACTCAAGGTATTAAACCAGATATCTCGGTATTTGGCGACGACATTATTTTACCTGTCGAAGCCTATGAACATTTTTGTTCACTCCTTGATTTCTTAGGTTTTGTTGTGAATAAAAAGAAATCCTTTCACACAGGACCTTTCCGCGAAAGTTGCGGAGGCGATTACCTTTTTGGTGTAAATATTCGTCCTTTCTATGTTCTCGATCGATGGACAGATGCCCGTTTAGTGGCATTCTTGAATTTTTATGAGGGAGACCCGTTGGTATCTGATGATTTACGTCAGACTCTTATGGGTTTTATAAAACCTCGCAACCGTCTCTTTGGCCCAAAAGGCTTTGGAGACGGACATATTCATGACCCTGATTTTAAGGGTGATCCATTCAAAAGAGAAGATGGCTTTTGCGGTTTTACGTTCCGGGCCTTTGTAATGCGCCCAAGTAAGTTTAACCCTAAGCAATTCGTAAAAGGTCAAAGCCTTTTTCCTCTATATGGTTTACCATATAGTGAGGAAGAGCTCGACCTATTCGAATTTAGACGACCGTTCACTATGACGCGTGCCTTCGACTTTGTGAGAAATGAAAACTCTCATGATGTCGGCGGCTTTTCGGAACGGATCCAAAAAGATCCGTGCGTCAAACGTGGTCCGGGTATTACGAAAGTAATACGTATTTACTACATCCCTGACTAGCAATCGGG